AAGTAGTGGTTTAAGTCCCTCAAGTATGCCCTCTAAATTTCTGTAAGAATAATTACCGAAATTATTAGTCATGTTCTTGGGTGCTTTTAAATTAACTTGAATATAATTCAAACACTCCTGCAATGATTTATTTTTCATTTTTCTCCCTCCTCTTTATACCAATTAACCTCTATAGTTTGTTTTTCATTTATCGCACCTACTAAAATATCAATAGGGATAAAAGATGCAATGGAGGCTTTTAATTTATAAGCGCTTCCTATGTTAAGCATCCAATATATGACTTTTCTCGCCATCTGTCTTGATCTTTGATTAGTATATGCCCTAAAATGATTAATTGCGATATAATAGGTATTTGGACTCTTGCCGTCAGCAACAATTCTTTTAATGAAATTTCTACCGCCCAACTCTTCAAGTTCTTTAATTACCTTATAGGTTCTTTCTGATATTAAAGCTCCAGACAGATACCTTTCAGTTTCTTGAGCAGGTGTGATATTCATACTATCTTCATTAGCGGATACAAAAACTTTATCATAGTTTTTATTTGTTATTTCAGAATTAACTATCGCAGGAATTTTATCTATCCCCAAATCTTTAAAACAATTTAATCTTCTATGTCCATCTACAAGCCTCATTTTATCGCCAAGAACTATAGGAACAATAAGCCCATTCTCTTTAATGTTCTTTCTTAACTTTTTATAACAAGAATTTTCACGGCTCGTTCTAATACTTGGATTAAACTTGCTTTGTTTTATAGAATCTATAGATACTTCTTTATATTTCATTTTTTCTCCTTTTTCTGTTTATTTTTATTCTGTTTATTTTTAAATGGTGGTTCACTTAAAACCTCATTTACATATTTTTCAAATAGTTTATTCTTCATTTAGGCATCCCCTCTGGATAAAGGTCTTTAGGTTTACAATTAAGCAATTTACATAATTGTTTCATTCGTTCTTTATTGGGTTTACGGCTTTCATTTATCCACATTGACAAGACGGATTGTTGTATGTTCATCTTCTCCGTAATATAATTCTGACGATAGCCCGAATCCCATATCACCTGTTTGATCTTATTCATTTATTTCTCCGATTTTATAATTCTGTTTTTGCGATAAATCTGTTAAATAATATTAAGCATAATTTATAATACAATGCAAATTATTTTTCACAACGAGATTATTATTTTTTTTCATTTGATTATATTTGACCGCATTTATAACTTATGGTGTTAGCTAATATTCTGTTTATAATGGGGAAGTGCTACTAACCAAATCGCTTCCCCATTTACCTTTTTACTTGCATCCATACATTTATAATTATTAAAATTTCCATTACCATGATGATTTGGTTTGATACTTTTAGCATTATGGTGTTTCATAAAATGGTTACTAAAAGGGGTTTCACGATAGCCATATAAGGTCAGGCGAAGATAACACGACCTCGTGATAAATGATTCAGCATTGAAAGTAGTTATCCAAATTATAAGCTGATTATTATAATTATCCATAATGACGAACCTCTGCGAAGGTAAAGTTAGGATAGAGCAACCTACTTTGTTGGGGTAGGAAGGCTCTATCCACTTCTTCAAAACATACAAAGGTAAAATTATATAACATATTTATAATATAGATAGTTGTTTAGTTATTGGTTTTATGTCTTTAGCTTGATTTAAAACATGTAATGCTAATTCGGGTTCAACACAATTTCTTAAAATTTGTCTTTTATTTATAATTTTATAATTTGACAAATCAATATTTTTTCTCTTTTGTAAACTTTCAACATCCCCATTCCTGTGATTTCTATTTCCAATTTTAATATTTTCAATGGGAAAATTACTCCAAAAATAATGCCCACCTATAAATTTTGGTGGTATTAATGGATCATAGAACGATCTTGTATTTTCTACAATCCATCTTCCTTTAAAATACCATTGTAAAAATAATATTTCCTCATATAATTTCATGTCTGGATATACTGCTTTTGTTCCCCTGTTTTTAACACCCAAATTGTACCTTATTTGGCTATGTGTTTGACAGGGTGGACTACTCCAAATGAAATCATATTTATTATAATTATCAAGTAAATATTGATGTGCATCTCCAATTATAATTTCATCATTGGGGAAAAAGTCAGAATATATTTGAGCAATTTCTGAATTTAGCTCAACTGCTGTAACCTGCACATCTTTCCATAATTTTCTATTACCACCGATTCCTGCATACAGATTTAATATTTTCATTTTATATGACCATCATTTCCAACTATTAAATCAGCCAAACAATCTGAAAGTTCATCAATGACATCATCAAGTTTAAATGCAAGATGTGGATCACAATCACCACTTTCCATTTGAACCTTGTCCTTGAAAAAATGTTCATGTAAAACTCCATCCATCATTTGATTATCTGTACCAAAAATAATTTTTTTAATGTCAATTTTCATTTTATCTACTTTCTCTTTATAATTCATTATTCATTCTCCTGTTTATTAAATATTATACCCTGTTTATAACTCTTATCCAGCCAAAATCCCTTGTCTAAGGCTACAAATATAAATCTGCAATATTCGGCAAAGGATGATTTTTTTATGTGTTTATAACGCAATAAATAGTTCTTTCTTAATTGACCATCATTGCTATTTATAAATTGTGAATAGTTCATTTATTAATCCTCCAATATTTCATTATGAGTTCTCATACCAAATAATTTCCATATCTTGTCTAAACTTTCCTGCCCAGATGATGACATTCTATCATATTCCCATTCTAAATCAACTAATAATTGCAGCAGTTTCCTTATTTTTTCAACTTTCATTTTATAGCTCCTATTTTATAATTTTAAAATACCATGCTGAATGATTACAATTCATGCAAGCCTGTTCAGTTTCTACGATTGGATAATAACATAAAATTATAGCACAAATTATAACTCCAATCATTATACCAAGTGATAAATAATATAATCTATTCATTTTATTTTCTCCTGTTTATTTTGTTTGTTCTGTTTTATAATTATTCCAAGCCGAATATAATTGCCCCTGACAAGTAAATATGCCTTACGATTTATAATTTTAATCATGGTTTATAATTCCCATTTTAGTTTTTATGTACAATTTAAATAATTCATTCTCATAATGCTGTATGGGATGTACTAATTTTCCCAATTTTTTATCAAGCTGTTGATCTTCACTTGCTAATAATTTTATTTCCTGTTTTATATTCATTTTATCTCCTGTTATTTATAATTTAAAATATAACTACTGATTTATAATTTTATAGGCATCACTAACACCATTTTTATTACCACCGCATTTTATAATTAGATCATAACAAATATTTTTTGGTATTCTTTCACTAATTAAAGTTGTTAACAAGTTTAAATAATCACCATATCTATTTTTTGTAGTTGGGATTTTATTTTCTATTCTTGTAACTTGTTTTTTTATATAATCACCTGTTATATTATAATATGTATTAAATAAATCATTTTGCATTGTTTGTTTCCTTATTTTATGTTCTAAGCTCTAAATTTATGCTTTAAAACTTGTTATTTTATTTATGTATGAATAAGCCCACCTAATTAAATAAGTGGGCTTAAATCAATTGTTTTAATGAAATATTAAACCAACTTTTTTATTCGGTGTTAATGCTAATAAATCATCATCACTTGCATTTATATATCCAGCATTTAATAATTCATCTTGATTTTTAAATATTTTAGCGTGACGATCTTTATTTTCATTTATCATAAAATCAACTTTTGATCCATTAGAATAAATAAATATAAAATTAGATGGTTTATTGATTTTGTTAACAAGTGGAATTGATTTTGTGTAACTATAAAATATTATATTAGGGTTATTTTTAGCAATTGTAACCCACTTATTTAAATATTTAGGGCTGTAATAATCACCACTTGAATGGATACGAACGTGGGTTATTTTTCTTTTTTTGTTAATTTCATCCTGTATTACATCGATAAAATTATCTTTTTTACTTAATTTGTAATTAGATTCATATTTTAATACAGTATTTTTCCAAGTATACGAGCCTTTGCGAGCATAACAATATTTAATACAATCCTTTGCAAAGGGGCAAATAACCTTGTTTGATATGCTTTTATATGCTGGTAAATTGAATTCATATATACTTGCATTATTTTTTTTACTTGATTTTTTTAATTTTTTATTATTATTAGTTAATATCATCTGTTTAATCCCTTATTTTATTGTTATTTACTTTAAAAATACCTCTAAATATGTTTATTTGCCTAATACGGCTCATTACAAGCCGTTTCGCATATTAAATGCTCATCAGTTAGGCTGGTGTAAAGTCGGGAGCGATTATTCCATTTCCGCCCCAATCAATAAAAATTTTTTTATCTTTAACAAAGTCGGGAAACATTTTTAAAGCATATCCCCGAGCATCACCATTAACAAAAAAATTATAATCATTTTCAGCGCCTAATATTTTAACAACCTTATTTAATATTGTTTGTGTTAGTTCCTCCCATTGTTCGCAATCAATTACCCCATTGCAATAATCTGTACTTAATTTGTGCGCCTTATTTTCAAGCCTAAACAATTTTTTACATAATGTTACAGGCTCAATTCCTGTTTTAAAAATCTTATTAAGATTTTCCCCATGTTTTAAAATATTTTCATACATTCTTTTTTTATCGTCTTTTTTCATCTGTTATTTTCTCCCTGTTATTTGATTGTTATATATAAATATTTAATATATTTAAATATTCTTTAATAGGTACATATTTTTTCTTTTTTAAAATAAAAGCATGTCTTTTATCATTAATCAATTCTAATGATTTATCATTAATCATGATTTCAATTGATCCATAATTAAATTCACCTTGATAATTTTCCATGTCTTTAATTGTACCTATAATATTATATCCAGCTATTTTAAATAATGGTGTATTATCTTTATTTAATCCAAAAAATAAAATTGTTAATATTTCCATGTGTTTATTTTCTCCTGTTCTGTTATTTAGTTTTATTTTGGCGGTTATCTGTTTGTTTTACTTGATTAATTAAGTTCTTTACATCTTCACTAATTTCATCTAAGCTTGAATGAATTCCAACATAATATATTTTATCATTAATTTTATTTAGATTATTAATTAATGCGCTTGTGCTAATTACTATTGAGTCATGAGTTAATGCGAGTTTATTTTTCATCTGTTTATTTTCCTTTATTTTTATTCTGTTTTACCTTCTGATGCTTGTTAAGTTTAATTAACTTACACCAAACCAAACAACAATTAATTTAAATATATCTTTAAAATGGTGCTAAGTCATTGATAATGTTAAGAATAAATAACTGAACCCGAATCAAATTATCTTTATCAATACTAATAACAAGTAATAAAGCCATATAGTATGTAATACAATGATGTAATAGCGTATGTAATACGGCTTGTAAGCTTGTATTAATTGTAATGTGATGTAATTAAAGCATAAAAAAAACAGAGCTTGAAACAATCTAAAAACAATCTGGAAACATGTAAGAAACGGGCATCCATACACCACTTGCAATGCTTACGAAGTACGGAAACAGATGACAAGCAAGGCGGATATGATGCACTAAACAGGGGGTAGGGGCGGATGCTGTGCTGTGAGTGGGGGGCTTCCCCTTTCCCCACAAAATGTAAAAGTTAAGTCCCAAAACACGCAAAAATAAAAAATATTTCATGGAAGCACGAAACCTAATTAGATTAAGCACGATGAAAGATACGAAATTAGTTCCAAAGACGAATAAGGAAAAGGCTGTTGAGCTTTTTGCAACCAACCCTGATATTAAGGTTAAGCGAGTTGCTGAGATTCTTGGTTTACATAATGAAACAATAGTGCAGATGCGGAAAGACCCAGCGTTTCATCAGATGGTTCAAGATCGGTTCATGCTTGAGCTTGAGAATGATGTACCAAGCATGGTTTCGGCTTTGAAGCGTGAGGTATTGGCTGGTAATGTTCAAGCAACAAGATTGATGTTTGAATACATGAATAAATTGCAGAAGAATATAAATATTACCATTGATAGTCCATTTGAGAATTGGATGAAGAAGCAAGGACTTGAAGAAGCGGAGGTTGTTACTGATAAATTGCCTGTAATGGCTGAATTTGAAGAATTACCACCAAGAACCGCTAATAATAATCACATGGAAATACATAGAGAGCGTGTTAGGGTCAAAAATGCCCATTTAAAGGAGAAATCTGTTAAAAGGAAGAACAAGGCAAGGCGTGAGGCATATAAGTGGAGTAAAAGGGCAAAATTGGCGGGAATTGAACCATTACCTGCTAAAAGACCAACCCCTAATCAGAAAAAGGAGTGGCAGGGTAAGATCATAGCCGCAGAGAAGATGGCATCTCAATCTCCTCAGGCACGAGCTGGCAATAACAAAACTCCTTGCAAACCGAAAAACCCGAAGCAGGAAGTCCCAAAGCCTCCCACTCTTCCCAAGTCCTGACTTCTCCTATACGAGAGGTACAATCTCCACATATTTTAGGTGTTCCTACGGATACCCATCTAAATCTCATGCTATCCCCATGAACTCTATCCTGTCCAAGTCGAGATGCCTGCATAACTGAAGATACAACTCCTCGCTTAATGGTATTGCGAAATTCCCCGAAGATTCTTCCATTTGTGGTAAGATCATTGCGGAGTATATCAACGATTGCGGGTTCAGTAATTCCTGCGTTTCTAAGGAGCGCAATCTCTCGTTCAATTCTTGTAAGGAAGATGTCAATTCCAAAACTGACACCAAGCGTTGCCCAAAGCAGGATGTTCTCATCCTCTTCCTCAAGATTTTGCG